AGGTCCTTTGCCTCTTTAAGACCAGCAACAAAGATATCCTTCATCGTATCGTTCAGTTCTGAACGAAGTTTCATCAACCTCGCGAAACCGAACAGAGAGTTTATGTGGATCAGAAACCACATGAGTGAGATGGCGATCCACACCGCGAGCTTATACTGCTCTGTCGTCCACGTTGCGATGATCAAGATCACCAGCGATGTGGAGTAGAACGTGGTCATCGCTATGAGTGCTGATTTATGTTTCATATCCGTGCGACTTCTCGCTGATTATCCTTCCTCAAACCTTTGATAAATTCCAACCCTTCATTCGTTTTGACCATGTGCCGGCAGTATTCAGCGAGCTTCTTTGGACGTTTTAGGTCTTCGATCTTGTAGGTCCCGTCAGTTTTGGAAACCTTCAAGATGAAACAACGATCCGGATTCAGCTTCGTAATCTTGCGGAACATGTCGTAATAGAGCGCAACTTGGAAAAAGTAGTGATCCTTGAACTGGTTGGAACTTTTAAGGTCCATCAGCACGAATTCCCACTTCCACTTGCCATCGCACTGCACGCATCGGTCCACATTGAACGCCTTGGGAGCGCTGATCATCCCGAGATGATCGCACCCCTCGGCTCCCTCGCGTATCGTCGTTCGTATGATGCCGAGGTCATCGAGCGTACCCGCGACCTTCAACCCATTCGAATAGACGAACAGTTCGCACTTGACTGGTGTGTAATGCCACTCGTCGACGAACTTGCGGAGCGCGCGGATCGCGGAGATCAGTCGGATGTCCTCCTGACCGACAGGTATGAAGCTCAAGAAATCTTCCGGCTTCACCCCTGTCTCGATCCACTTATCGAAGATCGCCTGACGCACATCGTGAATCTGGGTTCCAATGTCCCCCGCGTCCACCAAGATGTCCTGCGATACTCGTGAGGCTTTTTCTCCCGCCTCATCGATCAGTCTCATCACCTCACCCTCTGCCTGCTGGCCGATCGTTCCTTTGGTTTCGTAGATGAAATTCTTGAGATACTCGATCGCACGATTCATCTTGTAGTTGATCAGACCCTCATCTTTTAAGATCTGAATCTTCCCCGTAACCGAAGGATAGATCGGACACATGCACTCCACACCTTCCGTATGCCCGTGGCAGATCTGATAGAAATGCCCTTTCTCGTTGTGGCGCGGTACTACGGTTGTGAATTTGAACCGCTCATCTATCTCCTTGCGGAGTTGTACCGGATCGTAACGCATCGGTTAGAATCCTCCGAACCCGTCGCCACCCGCAGCATCAGCCTTGGTCTGGCCCATGTAGTTCGGGTCCATGCCTCCGAGCATAACCTTGATAATTTTCTGCGGTGCATTGCCCTTCGTTTTTGAAGGCTTGATCTCCGCAAAGCGGAAGCCGATGATATGACCCGGCTTCACGTTCCTCATCTGGTTGTCGATCGAATCCTTACCGGACACCGACCAGTATTCGCCCATGTTAAGAACGACTGCCGGCTCAATGATCTTGACGACCTTGTTGCCCGCTTCGTCGTTAGTTGTGTCGCTGTTATGGTACTCTCCCACATGAACTTGGAGATCGTACACCTTCTGGCGCTTCTTCTGCCCGGTTTTCTGATCAATGAATTGAGATTCTGTATCGCGTACTTCCAGAAGCGTACCCTTAACGAAGTCCCCTACCTTTCCGAACTTTATCCAGTTAGCCTTTGCCTCCTGCATTCCCTCAAATGGATCTGACATATATGTTGTATGTTATTTTTTGATAGTTTGTTTTTTGATTCGACCTTTAACCGCGAAGAAAACCGTCGTCTTGGATAACCCCATCTTTTCGCAGATCTGATTCATACTGAAACCAGCGCGATAAAGCGCCCGGACTTCTTTGTCCCGGAGGCGTTTCTGCTCTCGAATCGGTATCATCTTATCGTTCATTTGGGGTTATCCACATGGCACAGCTTTGCGTGCGGTATCATTATGGTATCATACATACATGACCGCGCAAACAAGCCATGTGGATAACCTACCAAAACGCATCCATCAGTGGCTTAACGCGCGAATGCTCACCGACGATATTTTAATAAAGCATGAGGTCGGGTGGAACGGCCGGCAGATCGTGATCCCGGTCGTGAACGAACAGGGTACACATATGTTCAATAAATATCGACGGGATCCTGCCTCAAACTCCGGTCCGAAATATCTGTTCGATCGCGGTGCAAGCGCTATGCTCTACAATATTCATGCACTGACGGATTCTCCGACAGTGATCATATGCGAAGGAGAGTTCGATGCGCTCTGTCTCGAAGCCCACGGCTTTCCCGCAGTAACCTCGACTGCCGGCGCTGCGACATTCAAGCCGGAGTGGGTTCCTCTGTTTAAAAACAAAGAGGTTTATTTTTGCATGGACAACGATCCTGCCGGATCTGACGCGCGGCTCAAACTACACCAGCTTTTCCCGGACGCGAAAAAAATACCACTCCCACCAACGATAAAGGACATCACAGATTTTTTTGTACTGCACGGCGTGGATTCCACACGCCGTTTCCGACAGCTCATGTCGGTGGCATTTGTGCCAGATATTCCTATTATAAAACCACCCGAGCTTCCCAAGCGGAAGAAGATTGATGCCTCGGGAGGTGAACGCATCATCCGAGCGCGAGAAGTCCCGATCCGGCACTTCTTACAGGTCAATCCACAAGGCTTCGCGCGATGCATCTTCAAGCCAGAAAAGACCGGATCACTCAAGGTTTTCCCGGACAACAAGTTCAAATGTTTCGGATGCGGAGAACATGGGGACGTGATCGATATCGTCCGCAGACTGAACGATGTTACACTTCCGGAAGCTATAAAAATAATCCTCGGATCCTAAAAAGATGAGCGCACCACAAGATGAGACAGAAGGACAGTCTTCGGCTGCACTTAGAAAAGCCGAATACCTTGATCTGCCGCCGATAACTATCGACGATCTGGAAGCGCGCGTCCGTCGCTGGATGATCGTGCCGGATAAGGGTGTGATCAAGCTCCTCTGCGCGCACTACGTTGCTAACAAGCTCGGCCAGCGACCCGTGTGGCTTATGTTCGTGGCGCCATCCGGGGGAGGGAAGACAGAACTACTCAACGGCCTCCTCGATATGCCCGACGTAGTGCCAATCTCGATCCTCACCCCCAATACATTCTTGTCGGGTATGCCCGGACCGAACGACGCATCACTCCTCCCCCAGCTATCCGGCAAGATAATGATGTTCAAAGACTGGACGACCATGCTCTCCATGCAAAAGGATGCTCGGGCCGAGCTGATGAGCCAGTTCCGTGAGATCTACGATGGCGGACTGACCAAGATCTTCGGAAACGGGAAGCGCCGTAAGTGGGAAGGCAAGGTGTCCGTGATTGCCGGCTCCACCCAAGCGGTTGATCTCCAGCAACAACAATACACACACCTCGGTGAGCGTTTTCTGACGTACCGCATCGATATGCCCGACAGAAAGAAGGTAGCCATGCGCTCGCTTGATAACACGGAGAGCGCGAACGAGATGGTGTCCGACATGCAAAAAGCATATTTTCAGTTTTTCAACGACATGGACTGGACCACTCTCAAACTGCCGGATCTACCTTATGAGGTGAAAGGAAAGCTGGTCGACCTCGCGAATTTTTGTACCAAAGCGCGTAGTGGCGTGATCCGCGACACCGGTATGAAAAAGGAGGTGATCTTCGTACCGACCGCCGAGATGCCGACCCGCATCGTCCAGCAGCTCCACCTTCTTGCGGCATCATGCGCCATAGTCAACAAAGGGAAGGGTTTGCTTGACGTTGATATGGACATCATCTACAAACTCGCGCTCGACTGTATTCCGCAAACGAACCGCATGGTGATCATGGAGATGGCAAAAGCGAATCAGCAGACCACCAAAGAGATCGCGACCGCGCTCGGATACCCGACCGGGCCGATCCGCACCTACCTCGAAAACATGACGCTCCTCGGCGTGGCAACACGCATCGACGGCCGGGAATCCGATGGTGGAGGGAATGCCGACAAGTGGACACTGGACCCGGAGTTCACAGCGATCATCCGGAAGTACGATGGTGTGGCGGAGCTGAACGAGCAGCAGCTTTTGGAACGTCAGGAAGCAGCAAAGTCAGCCGACGAAATCGCGGCTGATGAGGCGTGGAGTAAGTTTTAGTTGACAATCGGTTTACAATCGAAGAATAGCTTTTATATCCTCCTCCTCGATACCTGCATGCTCTAGCCGCGCTTCGTCGTCGAGGATCGCCACCGCCGCTTTGTTTTTCTTGTGCAAAACCTTCGCCACATATTCATCGATGGTCCCTCGCGCGATCAGATTATAGACCGTTACCGGCTTCTTGTTTCCGATACGGTGCGCACGATCCTCACGCTGCTGCATCTTGGCAATACTCCACGGGAGATCGTAGTGGAACACATACGACGCGGCCTGCAAGTTCAGACCGTAGGCACCAGCCTCGGTCATTATGATCACCTGCTGGGATGGATCGTTCTGAAACGTCCGCACATATTCCTGACGGACCTCCGGCGCCACATCGCCATAGATGCACAGTGGGTTGTACTTCGACAACTCCTCTTTCAGTATGTGAAGCATCTCCGAGAACTGTGTGAAGATGATCGCTTTCTCGCCGGACGCAACGATCGGCTTCAAAAGTTCCTTCAAGGTTTCGAGCTTGGTGGATTCGCCTTTTCCATATCCTCCGACAAGTTTGGTGTGGTCCGTGCATTGCTTTAACCGAAGCATCTTCACCGGAACGATACCCACTGTGCGCGTATCGAGCGCGGACATTTTGTAGATCTCCTCGATGATCAGATCCCGGATCGATTCGTACATCCGGCGTTCTTCTCCGACAAGATCAAAGGTAATGTTCTCAACAGTTTTCGGTGGAAAGTCTTTGAACACCTCCTCCTTCGTACGTCGCAACATAAAGCGCCCTACCCGTGCCGCGAGTTCATCGAGCTGCTTGTACCCGACAACCTTGCCCCAACTGTCATCGAGGATGCAGTATTTCTCACGGAATTGTGGGAACGTACCAAGATAGCGCGGAGAGAGCCAGTCGATGATGGAATACATATCGTCAGGCGAATTCGACACCGGAGTACCCGTGAGCGCGATACGCTTATCGCATTTCAATTCTTTGAGCCGTTGCGTCGTCTGCGCTGCGGGATTCGAGATGCGCGTGGCTTCGTCGCACACGATAGTCTTCCAGTGCTTATCTTTTACCAGATCGAAATCGTGGAGGAGCAGTTCGTAGTTTGCGATCACGAAGTCAGCCGTGTTCCAGTAGTGCCACTGATTCATGCGCTCCTCTTTGGTCCCACCGATCACGATCACCTTGCGCTTGCACCATTTTTCAATTTCATCCTTCCATGAAAATTTCAGCGAAGCCGGCACGAGAATCAGGTGTGGTCCGGGCGTTTCTTCAAGCGCTGCGAGCGTCTGGATGGACTTACCCAAACCCGGCACGTCAGCGAGGAGCGAGTGGGGCATGATCCGCATGAACATGCACCCTTTGCGCTGGAAATCATAGAGCGGGAACTTGCCACCATAGGGTACATCCGGCAAAGACTTCACACCGGCAGCAAGCTCTTGGATTTCAAGCTGATCGTCAGCTACCTTCTGCACATCGTTCGTTGCCGTGAAGCCTAACGGCTCCAGCTTATCGAGACATTCGACGGCATTCTCTACCGGAACCACCCAGCGCTTGCCTTTTGCGTCCCACATGCGACCGGGTATCGTTTTGACCACCGCCACGATCTGCGGGGAATATGTGAACGACACGATCAGCTTGTTGTCGGCGAGGGAGATTCTCATTTCAACAAATCCTTAAAGAAACTCTCCACGTCCTTTCCTTGCGCTAGGTGGTCTATGAAGCGGTGCCAGTGGTAGCTCCATGCTGGGACTTCGTATCGGTACATATCCTTTTCGACAGTGGGTGAGGGATTTCTTTTTGTGGGTCGGTCAATGCTTGCGATGTACTTGAATATCGCATGAGACACTCCGTTATTTCCCCACCCCTCCGCCTTCCCCAACGCTTGCCAGAAAGTAGGGTTAAGGAGAAAGTTAGAATCTGCGTGGTTTAAGTGGTCAAGAATTGTTCCATAACACTCATCCTTGAGAAAGTTTCCGTTTACTACCCAAGAAGTTTTCCACCCTCCCTCTATCGCTCGTTTGATTGCTGTTTCCATATCATTTATTTAACGAAAAATAAGCACGCCCAACGAGTGAGCGTGCATGTGGGTCCGACAGGCATTCAGGCGCGGCGACGCGGAACCTGAACGTGAATCGGATAGATCTGATGGTAGAGAGGACGGATGTCCGCTTGTACGGACTGATCCGACAGACCGTGGATCAACTCCTTTTCTGCCTCCCAGTTGAGGCAGAGTAACATCCAGATCTTCACGATGTGATAGCACTTCTCGCACACGATGATCTTCTCCGACTCCGGGGTTCCGGGGCGAGGAAATTCCATCATGTGCGTCTGCGCCATGAACGACCGTTTGGTCCGATCCTCGAAGGAACAGATCCGACAGGGTTGCTCGTTCAGTCGTCGCGCGGCTTCGTGAACTGCTCCCAAAACGTAGATCACCTCCGACAAAAGAACTGGTGTGGCGAGGAGCGTGGGAGTGGAACCCACGAGGCATGCTGTTCAGAGCTGCACACCCGCGCCGGCCTCCTCGCGTTTCGAACCTCTTTAATTGTACGCTGTTTTTTGTCATTAGTTGTCCACTTGTTTCGTTGCGATGCCTAGACCGTAGGCCAACAGTAAGCCCGGACTGTTTGTCCACAGCGTTACGACAATCACGATGATTATAAGAATTAGATTACGATGCTGATATTTCATTTTGTATTAGTATACAGTACCGATATGATACCGACAAGTGGATAATCATTTGGTCAGTCCTATCACTGCGATGTGATCCGCATCATCTTTGCCGGTTCGAAGCTGCCGGCGTCGTGAGTGCCAGAGTGGTGGCGCATCTTCTTTCGTCGCACTTTTCTCGCACATCGTACAGCCACCCGACGTTCTGATGATCCCCACATGCGCTTGGCCGATCAGATCTCGCACGATGATCTGTCGGAGATCACACATGAATTTGGAATTCATCGCGACGGTGAGCGATCCGCGCGCCGACAACACAAAGAGGTCTTCGTGCTTGGGAAATCG